GAATTAGAAATCCTAAGATTAGAATTAGAGTTTAAAGAGTTTAAGAGGGAAGAAGATGATGAAGATTAATTTCGTATATTAAAATATAAAAGAAAAAGTTATGAGCGAAGAAAATATTAAAGACCCAAACCAACTAGATCTATTTGAAGGTATTTTATTAACACCTGAACAAGAAAAAATGGTAGCTGACTTTTTGAATAAACAAAAGAATGCTAATGAAAATGCTAAAACTAGAAATCAACAAAATGAAAAATTGTTGGTTGATAATGGTTTTATTTATGGAATGGATTTTGTTAATGATTTTAATATAAAAACTGTTACAAGAAGTGTAACGTTAGGTTATTATAGATATGATAATACCCAATTCGAAACAGAACTTACTTATGAAGCAAGTAGTGGAGGAATTTCATTAAAAGGAAAACGATTCTACAACAATGAATTGAAAGACAGTATATTTAGTGTTGATTTTGGAAAAGATAAAGTACAATGTATTACAATTCAAGACCAATACCGCTATATCAAACCTTCAACATTGCTTGAAAAACTAAAACAATATAGTAAAAGAGCAGAACTCCAATTTGAAGAATACAAAAAGAAAACTAGTTTAAAACAAACTGTAATTGACAAATATACAAAATTATATCCAAACGCTACAATAGAAGTTAAAAGAGAATGGAATAAATATAGTGGCGACTTTGAAATCATAGAAGTTAAATTCACTTCAGGTAGTTATGTTCAGTTTAAATTAGATATCTATAAAAATATAGAATACCTATATAAGAAATACGATGCCGAAGTTGATAAAATGAAAGCAGATGAATTATTAGAGAAATTTTCAAAGCAGGAAGCCCTTAAGTAAAAGGGCTTTCGTATACTTCAAGTAAGAAAAAAAGAAAGGTTATTAATTAAAAAGTTATAAAAATGGCAACACGTAGTCGAATAGCAATTGAAAAACAAGACGGAACAGTAACTTCAATTTATTGTCATTGGGATGGTTACACAAGTGGAGTAGGTAAAATGTTAGAAAAATGGTACACAACACAAGCCAAAGTAGAAGCATTAATTGAATTGGGAGACATTTCATCATTAGACATGACTCCAACCTCTACAGTAGCGTATCATCGTGATCGAGGTGAAGATTTTTCACAATTTGAACATAAAGATGTAGAAGATTTTTTTAGTGGAAATTATCAAGAATATGGTTATCTATTTACAAAGGATGGACGTTGGTTAGTAGCAAATGGTGGACCAGTAGTTGAACTTCACTTAGCATTAAAAGAGGAAGGTGTTTTGTAAAATACCTTTCGTATATTAAAATATAAAAAGAAAAATAAAGGTTATGAATAAATTTGCAGAAAACAACCCACAACGATTAAAAGAATTTGCAATTAAATTAAATGAGTTATATGATGAATATCATGCTAACATTTATTTGATTGATGAAGTATATGATGGGTTAAATATGGTGTTGGATGGAATAAAAAAGAAATTAGAAGATGAAGTTTAAAGAAGGAGATATTTTAGAAGTAGTAAATGAACAAGGATTATCTGCTGAAAAAGGAGCAACCGCTACTTGTAGAGGATATACTACTTATGATGATGATGAATTTGTTCAAGTAGTATGGAACATAGATGAATTCTGGAATGGGCAAGAAGATGGTGGTTACTATGAATATCATTTTGTGAAGATAGGGGAAGTGAAAGATCTAAAATAAGATCGTATATTTGAAGAAAATAAAGAAAAAGTTATGAATGATTTGAGATTTAATTTTGAAGAAGGTAAACAACGAGTTATCAAAATGCTAGAAGAACATATCTATAGTTTTAAAGCAGATATGTCACAAGACATCAAAACGATCCTCAATGAAGAAAGAGAAGATGCAATTGAACAAGTTGAAGAGATTATTGAATCTATTCGAATGAACATTAATTACTGTGAAAAAGCAATTGAAAAAGTTGAACAAGCCTCAACTGTAGCTGAGGTATTAAAAGCAATGTACATGACTGTTTATGAAGAAATGGAAGAAACAGTGTTAACTGAATTGTTTGGTTTAAAAAGTGTTACAAGAGAATAATGGAATATTTTGAAAAATATTTAGTAGTTATTTTACTTGAAAGGGGAATAGTGTTTGAGTTTTAAAGTTCGTATATTAAAATAAAAATAAAGGTTATGACAGTAAAAGAACTAATAGAAGAATTATCATATGTGGATCAAGATGCTGAAGTAAAATTTGTTTATAATTATGGTGATTATTGGCGAACTGATGTAGCAGCAGATATTGATACAGTAACTGAAGGGGAGGTAGTTTATTCATCGTACCATAGAATGGATAAAGTGGTTGATCCGGATGATGATAGGTATGAAGGGGAAGAATTTAAAAGAGTAATTATTATAAAATAAAGGAAGCCCTTAATTAAAAGGGCTTTCGTATATTGAAAACATAAAAGAAATAAAGGTTATGATATTATTAAATAGAAATGCTTTAGAGCAACGAATTCAAAATCGTGTAGATAAAGCCTTAGAGAAAATCAAGGAAAATGCTGATAATGGAATAGCAATAACGGATATATTGTTTGAAAAAGATATATTCATTCAATGTAGAAATAAACTAAATGAGTTTTGTAAGGAAAATAAAGTTAATTTTTGTTGGTTAGATTTAGGTGGTATGATGAGCTTGGATTATGGTACTCACCGATTAATGAAATTTAGAATTAAGGAATAAAAAATATAAAAGAGAGATCGTATATTAAAGTATAAATAAAGAAAAAATAGAAATTATGAAATACATGAACTCTTTACTTACAGGATTTTCAATGATCACTATGATTTGTTGCATGATCTTAATGTTTACTGAACCAAACTATATTCAGCTTGCAACATATGTGTTTTTACTAGCAGGTGTGTTAGGTATAGCATCAATATTAACTGCGAAAAGCAACTAAAACAACTTGAAGATGAAAGCAAAACTAATACACCGAGGTAATGGTGACTACAAGCTATATGTAAATGGAGCAACCTATGCACAATCAGCTCCTAACCCACACAGAAAACTATCCAAACAAAACTGTGATGAGATATTCGGAGTTGTTGATGTTGAGAAGTTGGATAGAAAAATCAGAGGTTTAATGATGATTAATGGAACATCTAGTGGTACTATTGACCATCCAAACACAGACAAAATGATTTCACTATTTAACAAAGCTATGGAGTTGAATAAAGACAAGGTTTTTACTTTGGAGGATATTAAGAAATCTATAAATTGGGCATGGAGAAAGACAGATAGAGAAGAACATATACTAATTATTGATGAACATAACTTTATCCAATCCCAAACCAACCAACAGAAATTGAAGTAACATTTAATCCTGAAGAGAAAGACTCTGAAGGGTGTTTAATACTTAAAAAAAATAGAGGACTAATCTATTTAAAATAATTTTCGTATATTAAAACATAATTAAAAAAAGTAAAAGAAAATGTATAGTTTAGATTGTGATTATTTTGATAAGAATTTTGATTCAATTGATGAATTGGTTGATTATGTAATGATGGGAGGAATGGATCCGAATTATGAGATAACTCGTAATGGAAAAGGAACAGGTGAGTATGTAATTGATTTAATGCAGTTTTGATATGAGAGAAATTGATTTTGAAGAAGTATTCCAAAACATTAAACAGCAAGTCATGGAAGATGAAGGCTATGATGAAGATGATATGGATGATGAAGAAATAGAAGATGAAGTAAATTTTATTGCTAAGGACATTTTTAAAGCAAGATGGGGATTTGATTATGATGATTTAGAGGAATAAGAGATATAAAATAGAGATCGTATATTCAGGTATAAATAAAGAGAAAAAAAGTTATGAAGTTTGAATTTTTAAAATACAAAGAATTAGAATTAATTAATAACAGATTTGCTGAGGAAGACTCAATTGATTATGATAATTGGGATTTAATGACAGATGAAGAGATGTTAATTTGCGATGCTCAAATGTTTGCTGATGAAGCATATTGTGATAATGAATTTGACTCATTAGAGGAATTTGCTAAAAATGCTTCTGAAGGAGAAGGAGATACAGTAGAAAATACTATTAAAAGATTAAATGAAATGTTAAATAAAGGAATACTAAAATTAAAAAAATGAAAGTATTTAGAATCACAACAGAAGTAAAATCAACTAAAACAATACAATATATTGTTGAAGCTAATTCACGAAAAGAAGCAGAATTAAAAATACTAGAAGGAGAAGAACGTGGTGAAGGTGAGGAAGTGGATGATGAAATTGAATGGGGAACAGAAATACTTACCAAAACCAAATTTATAGAAGATTTAGAGGAATAGACATCATAAAAGAGAGATCGTATATTAAGTGTATAAAATAAGAAAATAAGAGTTATGAAAAAAGAAAAATATTTAAACACAGTTAGAATAACATTCGGTGATGAAGATTCCCATAAACTACAAGATACAATAAGAGTATTAGAGAGTGAGGGATGGGGATTGATTAAAATTGATAAACCGGGAGGAACGTATTTTGCTTATATGGAGAGAAAAATTACATATCCAGGTAAATAGAAGCAATTAATCAATTACTTTAAAAAGAACATATGGGAATAGAAATTAAAGGTGGATTTGTGAATGTGACAGTGGGAAATGAGTTGTATGTTTATTTTGGAGGAAGTTTATTGTATAAACGTTGGATAGATAAATGTAAGGGTAGAATGTTTTATTGAATGACTAATTAAACTAACTAAACCTATTAAACTAACTAAACCTAAATGACTAATAACATTAGTTATTATTCGTGTGAATTAATGATTTTATCGCATATAAACGCGGAATAGGAATTGTCAATGATAATCATCACAAATGAACCTCACCAACGAAAATTAACAAATGGGAGTTATGTTTATGTGGAACGAAAATCAACGAATGGAATGAAAAATAACAAAATGAAAATCGTTAGAGTGAAAATTGTGTATGGTATGTGGAAAATGTGTTTGATAGTGAATAGGTTAGGAAGTGTCGGAATCTAACCCCTCCATGTCCATCTCCACCCCTCTTCAACTCTTTTCCAAAAATATATACAAAAATCAATGAAAATCGCGGGGGAATGGGGGTAGAGGGGGACCCCCCAATGTAATAAAATATTAAACTAACTAAACCTAGTTAGGTTTATTTAACCTAAAATGTGATTTTAGTTTAGAACATTAACAAAAAAGGTCGAAATCGACACAAGAAAGGTTGGAAAAACGGTAAAAAGACATTATCTTCACATATGTATAACCGTTCACAATGGTGAACCTGGAATTAACAGAACGAGTGCTACGGCGTAGGTGCGATATTGCTAGATGCTTCCCTCCACTACTCAAGTAATTAATTCAGGTTTGTAAGTTAGTGTTCGGAAACAGGCAGGAACAGTTGAATATTAAACCGAGGCCCAATCCACGATTATAGCCAAACGTGGCGTTTGAAATGAATTTAAAGTTGGCCATTTTGAGCCGGCTATTGTTGACCTTGGTTAAGGACGTTTTTTATCAAATGTTTTTTCGTATATTGAGTGAAAATTAAGAAATATGAATTCGAAACAGCAACAATTATTTGATTTTTTTACTGCAGGGAATAAATTAATCCAAAGTAATAATCGTTTATGGATGGAAGGGGAAGTAATTAATACCAAAACATTCCAGGCTGTTATGAGGAGAATTCACCCTGACAATTGGGTAAAACACGTTAACAAATATGTCACTATAAAATGAAAACAATAATCATCACCCAGGAAGAAATTTATCAGGCTACTCGCCCTAACGTGTATAGGAATAGAAAAAAATACACTAGAAAAAATAAACATAAGAACCAATCAGAATGAAGTATTGGTTCTGATTGAAGGAATAAAAGTTATCAAGATTAATTCGTATATTTAAGTATAAAATAAAGGTTATGAAAACAGAAATCATTAAAAACAAATACAAGCTTGCTATAGATAGAGCTATCAAAGGAAACATCACAGGACAAGATGTAACCAACATCATTAGATTCCAGAATAAAGAATTGGTTGGATTAAAAGGTGAAGAATTGAATCAATATGAGATAAATTTATTAATAGCATATTCAATAGAATTTAATTAACTAGGATAAATAAACCTAACTAAATAAACCTAACTAGGTTTAGTTAATTTAATAGGTTTAGTTAGTTTGAATAGAAATTGTTAAATAAAGTTCGTATATTTCAGTATAATTAAGATAAGAAAAAAATTAAATAAAAAAAAATTATGAAAGAAGAAATATTAAAATCATGTATTAAACAAGGTAATGAATATGGATTTATTAGTTGGGATGGAATTTTAGATAATTGCGATGAAGATTTAAAATTAGTGCGTTTTTGTTGTAAAAAATTAGAAAAAATGAAGAGTAAAGGAGAAATTGACTTTGAATTAGATTTCTAATTATGGACTAAAATAATTAATAAATAATTCGTATATTTAAGTATAATTAAAAAGATAAAGTTATGAAGAATGAAATGATTAAATTTGTGAGTGAGAATTTTGAAATTATTAAAAATAATTTTTATCAAGCTGAAAAAGATATTATTGAAGAATTAGATGAGAGCGATCATGAAATTCAAGAATTGATTGATTATTTAGAAGAGCAAATGAATGAAGTTTCAACTGCTGAAGAATTAATTGATGTGATTAATGAGCGTTCAATAGGAATTGATTTTGAAAATGAAGATGATTGCAATGAATTACTTGAGCAAATTGAACTTTATTTAGATTAATCAAATAAAATAATAAAAGGAAGCAGCTAATTAAAGCTGCTTTCGTATATTCAAGTATATTTAAAGATAAAAATTAAGGTTATGAAAAAAGTAGTTGGAGTATTTAGTTTGTTTTTGATTGGAGTTGGAAGTGTATTATTGGTTGGTGGTAATGACTTAGGTTATATTGGAACCGGCTTGGGATTTGTTGGATTGTTTATTGTTGATAGAAAGTTGGTTTTAGGGGAATAAGCAGATTAAACTACATTTCGTATATTAAGGTATAAATAAGTTAAGAAATAAATTTAAAAATTAAGGTTATGAAAAAGGAAATTTTAAAAAATGCAATTGAGGAAGGAAATGAATATGGTTATATTAGTTGGGATGGAATGTTAGATTTATGTGATGAAGATATGGTTATAGGTAGATATCTTATTAAAGAGTTGAAAAAAATGAAAGATGCAGGGGAAATTGAATTTGATATTAGTGATTTAATATAATAATAAAAAAGGAATAAGTAAGTTAAGTTAAGATTCGTATATTAAGGTATAAATAAAGAGATAAAAATTTAAAAATTAAGGTTATGAAAAATGTAATTATTGAAAAAACAGAAAAAGGTTTAGAAGTAACAGTTCAAGGTGTTAAAACCGGGCGCAAAATAAACCCACTATCACAAAGGCAACAACGTTTAGCTGAATTAGAGGCTAAGCGAGTGAATGGGACACTCAAGTTAGGTAGACCTGTTTCAAGTGATAGTGCTAGACAGATTAGATTAGCTGAATTAGAAATGAAGCGTGAAAATGGAACACTACGTCGCGGTAGACCTGTTTCGAAGGATTCACAGCGTCAACAACGTTTAGCTGAATTAGAAATGAAGCGAGCGAATGGGACACTCAAGTTAGGACGACCTAAAAAAGTAAAAATTGAATCTGTTGAATTAGTAGAAATTCAAGCGGCTGAGGGAGGAATTGGATAATTAATCTCCCTTTCGTATATTAAAGTATAAAATAAGAAAATAATATAGTCAGGTAGCTAATTGGTAAAGCGCCCTTGTCAACATAAGAATACTGGGGTAATACATGTTCGAGTCCTGTCCTGACTACAAATAAAAGACCGACTTCATAACCGGTTATCTTTAAATAAGCCCTATTAACTAACCTTAACGTTAGTTAAGTTTAAATGGGATTATTGCTTTTTAATTATACAGCCCCTTGAGCCAACACATGTTGGCTTTCGGGGTCCAAAATTCAGACACATATGACAGCTTATACATTTATCCAATTGAACCAATCACGCATCCAAAATATCGATGGGTGCTTAGCCGATCAATCCAACATTACAGTTATGGAGCCAAATGGGCGTCTGGTTTTTTACTATTTTGAGGCTGGCCAATTGGTGGGTTCCAAGATCCAAGGTCTGTGATCTGTGGTTTTTTAATCTTGTGATCCTACGATCCTATGATCCTAGGTTTGGCGTACGGTATACGGCGGTATATATATGTGCGTTATATAGTAGTATGGCCCCACGCGCGCCGATGTCAATATATGGCGGGTTGGTGGAGGGCAGTGTTTAGACACCTTCTCACAGCTCTAACGATCTTTACCCATCGACATTGTATATCCTTATATATTAAACTTAAGTGCCCCTCACAATTCACCCTAAATTTGCAAATAAGCCATAATCGGGTTATTACTTCCAAATCCACCCAAGGATCAAAAACCCACAAAATTCAAATCTTAAAAAAGAAAAATTTTTTGCCATCGACAAAGTATATACAAATATATAAAAATCCTTGGAATCCTAATTTTTGGTTTATATATTAAAGTATAAAATAAAGGTCATGAAAGCAGAAATTAAAGCACTTTTAAAAGACGAGCTTAAAGCCGTTTCCAAATCTAAAACATCAATTGCTTTGGGTATTACAATGATTGCCCTAGATGTGCTACTTGTTTTAACAAGCATTTTCTCAGTTTATTCCCTAATTTTTATTTTACCTCTAATATTTGTAATCAGAAAACAAATCCAAGAATATCGAGTTAATCAAATGATGCTTATTTTCACCAAATATTTGATTGATGAAGAATATGCTAAAACTTTAGACAATGAATAATAACGAATTTAAATCAAAAAAAATTACAACAAATGATGGTACTATAATGTATACATTTGATGGTAAACTCCATAACTGGGAAGGCCCGGCTTTAATCCCAGAGGGAAATAATAAAAAACGTGAATATTATCTTAATGGAATTAAGATGACAGAAAAACAGTGGAAAGAAGCTTTAAGAGGAAGAAATGGTCTCCCATGGTATAAAGGTTCGGGTGCAAAAGCTAGATTTTAAAATATTGCTTAAAGAGTTATGAAACGTATTACACAAGAAGAAGCAAAACAATTTATACCATGTAGTGAGGATTATGCAAATAATCCTCCTGCTTATTTCACATTGTCTGAGGGGAATGATGGATGGGATGAAATAACATATTACACGTGTAAAAAACGCGGTCTATTTTTTGGCCGCGAGGGTGATGAATGGGTGTATATACTTACAAATTCCGCGATACCTGAAATGATTAAAATAGGATATACTACAAGTGATCCTCATACTAGAGCAGAACAAATTTCAAGGGGGACAGGAGTTCCTGTAGGGTATGAAGTTGCTTGGGCTTACAAATGTTATAAAGGTGAGCGTATTGAAAAAGAAGTGCACAAATATTTTAAAAACCACCGTGTAAGTCCCACACGTGAATTTTTTAGAGTTACACTTGAAGAGGCAAAACAAATTATTGAACAAATAGGGGGAAAATATGTCTAAAAAAAGTTTAAATATGTATCAACAAATTGTAGATATGGAACTACAAGATTTAGAAAATGAGCTAGCAAATATTCAAGATCAATTAATTAATGATTATGAAGTGTTAGGGGAAATATGGGTGTATCATCCTGCAAATCCTGATTTTATTAATCCTATTAAAGTATATGATTCATTGAAAAAATCAATTAGTGATTTAGAAAATAGATTTGCTGATTTAGAGTTAAAAATTAAAGCGTTAAAATCTGCGAATTAAACCGCGGATTCTGTTATTAGATAATATATACATATAGAATGATGTCTTTGACGAGCATATTTGCATTATTCGGGTTTCCTGAAGAAAATAATGAAGAAAGAAAAAATTTAGAAAAAGATTTAGAGTTATTTAAAGAAACACCTCAATTTAAGTTAGGTATGTTTCAAAAACTTATCTTGAATGGTACTTTATTTAAAAAGCAAATTTTAAAATTTTTCTCAAAATCAGACCCTGAACTAGATATTGATGGGATTGATGATGCTGGGGAGTATATGATGTACACTAGAGCATATTTTTGGATTCAGGATTGTAAAATCAGAAGTAAATTTTGGAAGGAAGCTTTAAAAATGTATTCAAATGAAGAATTTTTATATGCCGTAAAACTATCTATAAACTACTTTGAAGGTGTAGAAGAATATGAAAAATGTGCACATTTAAAGAAAATACAAAATTTTGTAGAGAAAAACTTGCCTAAGTAAAAAAAGGTTATTATCTTTAATTATATTTTAATATTTAAATTATTAGAATAATAAAAGTTATAAATGAAATAAGTAAATAAATAAAATGAAAAATAAAGAATTAGTATTGAGACGCTTGGAGTCTTTGGAAGGAAAATTGAAACGAATGAGAAACGTTTTAAATGAACGAGATGTGGAAACTGCTCGTCAAATCTTACAAGAAATATTAGAATTGAGAGATGATACTCAATCAATCGTTGAACGTGAAAATTAATTAAATAAAATAAGTTATGAATCTTACTGCCGAACAAATCCAAGAAAATTGGATCGAATTACTTGCTTGCATTGATAAATACATTTCTTCCCCACGTCAAGAAAAACTTAGGGAATTTTACGAACAATATGCTGATCGTTTAATGTTAATGCCGGCCGCGCATAAAAAAGAATACCATAATGCTTTCCCTGGAGGATATGTAGAACATGTTTTGCGTGTTATTAGATGTGCTTTAAAGCAATATGACCTTTGGGATAGTGAAGGAGCAGATATGTCTACTTTTACAATTGAAGAATTAGTATTTTCAGCTCTTAATCATGATTTAGGTAAAATGGGGGATGAAACAGAAGAATCTTATATCCCTCAAACTGATAATTGGAGAAAGGAAAAATTAGGAGAAGATTATATGTTTAATACTAAAGTACCTTTTGCATCCGTCCCTGATAGAGGTTTATTCATGCTCCAATCACATGGTATCCAGTATACATTTAATGAAATGGTTGCTATTCAGACCCACGATGGTTTATATGATGAGGCAAATAAGAAATATCTTCTTAACTTTATGCCCGAACAAAAACCTAGAACATCTTTACCTTTTATTCTCCATCAGGCTGATTTAATGGCAGCACGGATCGAATTTGAACGTGAATGGTTACCTAAATTAAAAGAAGGTAAAAAATCCGTGGATAACGCAAAAGGGAATTTTACATTGGGGAACAAACCCAACACATCAAAGAAAACTTCAACGAAAACTAAAGCATTAGGTTCGTTTAAAAGTGAAGGTTTAAAAAACATATTTGATAGTTTATGATAGCTTTAATAATTGTAATATGTATTTTATCTATATTAGTCGTAATCCTAGGATTTACGACTTATAATCTTCTTCGAAAAAATGAAAAACAAGAAGATATTGTAGCTGGATATTTGGTGTACTTAGATAAATTATCTCGTACAATTGAAATTTCAGACAAAAAACTTAAAGAGTTAGATCGTGGTGGTGTATTTGAAAAAGATGATGAGGTTGGAGTTATATTTCAATCTATTTTAAAAATCCAAGACATACTAAATGAGTTTAATCTTAGAAAATTCAATTAACAAGGTGCCAAAAAAAGCCTCAAATAGAAATTATTTTACTCAAGAAACAGAGGATGCCATTATATTATATAATAGCACTGAAGATTTTGCATTAAAAAGTAGAATATTTGATGAGAAAATATATTATGCTTTTTTTAAACTTACACAAAATATAATTCATACCTTTAAATTTTACCATACAGATGTTGAGGATTTAGAACACCTTCAACAAGAAATTATAATTTTCCTCCTATCTAAAATCCACTTATACCACCATAGTAATAATATCCAAGCCAGAATTAAAAAAATAATCATTAAAGAATTTAAAGAAGAATATGACAAAGATTTTTGTGTATTCACTAACAATTCACCTAAAATAACCCAACAACAAATAAATGAATTTTTATCCACACTTGATATCTCTAATACATGTATGGATAAATTATCTAAACTTACTCCTCCTAAAGCATATTCATATTTTGGTACTATTGTTAAACGTTGGCTTATTTTATATAATGATAAAAATTATAAAAAGAAAATTAATAAAGTATCCACAGATGAACTTCTTAAAGATACTACTCACTCATATACTTTAAATTCAACCCCTGAAATTGAAAAACTTTCAGAATTTATTGATGAATGGGTAGAATCTATTAGTTTTAATATATATGAGATATTTCCTAAAGAATACGATGCCAAGATTGCAGATTCAATTTTAGAACTTTTTAGAAAACGAAATCAAATTGATATTTTTAATAAAAAGGCTCTTTATATCTATATCCATGAAATGGTTCCCTCAGCTAAAACTCCTAAAATAACTAAAATTGCTAATTTATTATATGATAATTTTAAAAAGAATTATTCCTTTTATTTAGAACAGGGGTATACAGATTTTCAACTCTTGTGATTTTCTATATTTATAAAAAAATAAAAATTATATGAGTAATTTAGATTCAAATATTTTTGGGAAAAAGAAATTTTCCGATTTATTAAAAGAAATATATGATAATCAAAAGAAAAAAGAAATCCAAATATCAGCTTTAATAGGAGAATTAAAACCTCTTATCAATGATATTGGTGATGCTACGTTAGTAGTTCCTTTGATTAAAGAATATATGGAATTAGGGATTAAAAATGATGAACAATTAGTTAAAATGGCTACTATTGTTCAACGTGCTTTAGCATCCAACAAATCAGAAGAAGAAGGATTTGGTATGACTGAAGAAGAAAAAAATCAATTATTATCCGAAGTTAAAAAATTTAACCCACCATCCCAATAACCCACATACCTGATGAGCACTAAATTTGGATTCCCAGCTTTAACTAATAGAGCTACTAACGGAGGAAAACCTCGTAAAATCTCAGGTGGAAAAAGTAATTCTTTAATAGTAAGAGTAACTGATATAATATTAGATGAAAATCACCCTTTAATAAAAAATGGTACATATGGGTTAGATTCTTTGGGATTAATAATCGGGATAGGAAATAGCCCTTCTAATCTAGGTAGAACATTTTTTGCTCTCCCATCAAATCCTAATACTAAAAAATTCCCTATTATAAACGAGCAAGTTGAAATATTCCAGAGTCTTACTCCGAATAGTAATGCTCCTCAATATTTTTATCAAGAACCTTTAGGATTATACGGGACAGCATCACCGAATGCAAATCCATTTCCTTCAGTAACTCAAAATATTACCCCACCATCTCAAAGATTAGATTATACCCAAATAGAAGCAGGAGCAGTAAATATTATAGATAACTCTTCACAACCCGACTTTAATCTTACTCAAAATCCAAGCCAAAATAACTTTGTTGAAAAATCAAATATTCACCCCTTAATGCCTTTTGAGGGGCATATAATGTATGAGGGTAGATTTGGTAATAGTATTAGATTTGGTAGTACATCAAAATCATTAAGTCAATATGCTAATTCTTGGTCTTCTGTAGGAGAAAATGGTGATCCTATTCTTATATTAAGAAATGGTCAACCCCAAAACACCCCAAGTGAAGGATGGATCCCTATAAATGAAGATATTTTTAATGATTTATCTTCTATATATCTTACATCTCACCAAAAATTATCCAAGTTTAGAGTAGCTAGTGAAAATTATAATTCTTATATTACTCCTCCTACTCCCCCATCACAATACACCTCCCCTCAAGTAGCAATTTCCTCAGGAAGGATAGTAATTAATGCTAAAGATGATCATATTCTCCTAAGTGCTAAAAATTCTATAGGATTTTCCTCACTTATTGGGGTAAATATAGACTCAAAATCCCACTATGTAAACTCCCCAGACATAAAATTAGGATCAAAAGATGCAACCGAGTCTGTATTAAAAGGAGATTCTACCATTGAGGTACTTAAACAATTAGCTAAAGCCGTTAAAGATTTAGCTTCCATTTTAGAAGTAGAAAAAAATTGGCCTGGAGGAAATCTTCAAACAAATTATAATGTCATTGCTAGTGGAGTTTTAAGAACCCTAGAAGGACCCAATGGAATAATTACTGCATTAACTAATGAAAGTCTTAAATCTAAAACAACTAAAGTAAAATAATGTCACTCCCTCAACCTCAAAAAATCGACACTTCTACTCTTATTGAAGCCATCCCAGATATTTTGCCTGAGGCTACATCATCAATTTCATCTTTTGAGACTTCATCTTCTTTACCTACTCAAATTGATTTAATTACTGTAAAAGGTATTGTAGTAGATTCATCTACTTTTGATCCATTAAAAGGGGCTAAAATTATAAGCCCATTAAATGAAATACAAATAACTAACCGTAAAGGAGAATTTAGTATTAAAGTACCTGATCTTTTAAATACATCTTTAGATCCTTCTAAATTTATATTGAATATATCAAATAAATCTTATTCTCCTAATAAGATTATCCCATATAAATCTACAAAAGATGTTAAAATTGATTTAGGGATTATATCACTTCAACCGTTAATATCTAATTTAAATCAAGAAATCTCTCAATTATCTTCATTTTCTGATAATGAAGTTAAAAAAATTGCAACAAAAAATGTTACTTTAGAATTTCATGTTCAAAAACAGTTTAATGTAAGTATTGATGAATTAAAAAAAATAGTATTTCCTTTAATTTTAAATCTTTTAGCTCAATATGGAATAACTAAAATCACTGAATTAGTATTAGAAAATAAAAATCAATTAACTGAAACTTTAAAAGCCCAAATCACATGTCCTCCAAAGGCTGATTTAGCTGAGATAATAGCTATTAAAAATAAACTAGTACATCAATTAAATAATACTCTTAATACAATAAATAAAGCATCTAAAACATTAGAAATATCATCTAATACTATTGAAAGTCTAAACACAGCATATCAAATATTAAAATTTCTCCCTACACCTTCAGCTGTGGGAGGAATTGGTATCCCTATATCTGTTATTAACAATATACAAGATGTAAAAATATTTCTATCTAATAACATAGAACGTTTTAAACAAGGAAATAATGGGATACTAACAATTGTAGAAACATTAATTAATACTCTAAGTCAAATTATTGATTTTTTAAATCTTCTAGATAAAATCACCCAATACTGTTCCCAAGATAATACTACCCAAAACCAAATTTCAGCTGAATTAACAGCTTTAACCCAACAACAATCCCAACAATTATCACCTGTGATAATAAATGTAAATGGGTTTGAAATGGGTGTTGAAACTGAGATAACAGACCAACCTTTAAAACGCAGAAGAGCTATAGCTAGAAACAAACAAGGTGTAGTCATGCTTAAAGGAGAGTGGTCTTATAGCTCAATTGATCAAATATTAATAAATGAGCTTGTATTTTATATTCAACAAAATGATTTAAAAGCAGAATAATTAAATATTTATAATTATATGAAAAGTACAGATTTTAAAAAAATAATCAAACAAGCAGTAAAAGAAGCAATTCAAGAAGAATTGAAGGATATTTTATTGGAAGCTGTTAAAACACCAAAAACAGTTGTTCGAGAATCATACTCCCCAACAACTAATCCCATCCAACCAAATCAACCAACATTTACCCAACCAGTAATGGATACAAGAAAAGCATATATGGATGTGATGAACGAAACTGCTTTAAGTTTTACTTCACGTGATGCTCAAGTTCCTTTTAGACCACAAGTAAGTGATCCTGTAAATGGTAATTTAGGGACAGGTGAAGTAGGAATGGATCAAATTATGGGACTTTTAAATTCTAAATAATGGCATTTAATCCCCAACAGATATATCCTATTGATTTAAACCCAAGTAAAGCTGTTGGGGTGGATATCCCATTTAATGGTCCTGCAGTATTCAAATCTAACTATCTAACCAAGGACGCCATAAAAAATAACCTAATTAATTTTTTTCTAACCAATCCTGGGGAAAGATATCTAAACCCAAATTTTGGAGGAGGATTACGAGCATTTATATTTGAACAAATAACATTAAATCAATTAGATTTTCTTAGAGAAGACATAAATGATAAATTATCACTTTATTTTCCTAACATAAAAATAGATGATTTAACAGTAACAGGAGACCCAAATATTAACACAATCTCAATTTCCCTCTTTTATTCCATCCCTAATACCAACATATCAGATAACTTAGAAATCCAATTTTAAAAATGGCTGAATTAAATAGAGATATAAAATATATCAATAGAGATTTTTCTAGTTTTAGACAACGTCTTATTGAATACACTAAAACATATTTTCCAAATACATACAATGATTTTTCTCCTTCATCTCCTGGGATGTTATTTATGGAACAAGCTGCGTATGTTGGTGATGTTTTAAGTTTTTATTTGGATAATCAATTCCAAGAAACCTTCATACAATATGCCCAACAAACAAATAATGTTTATGAATTAGCATATATGTTTGGATATAAACCAAAAACATCAACCGCAGCCCAAGTAACTATTGATTTTTACCAACAACTACCAGCAAAAACAATTAGTAGTTCTGTAGTCCCAGATTATGATTATGCTCTAACTATAGGCGAAAATACTACAATATCATCTCAAGATGGGTTATCTTTTATAATTGAAGACAAAATAGATTTTTCTTTATCTAGTTCACAAGACCCTACTGAAGTATCTATCTACCAAATTGCAGGGAATGTTCCTCAATATTTTCTTTTGAAAAAAAGCAGAAATGCAGTTTCGGCAACAATCAATACCCAAATTTTTAATTTTAATGAACCCCAACAATTTAGTACTGTAAATATTGTTAGTGATAATATTTTAAAAGTGTTAGATGTAGTTGATTCTGATGGAAATACATGGTATGAAGTTGATCATTTAGGACAAGAAATGGTTTTAGAGCCTGTAAAAAACACTAATGTAAATGATCCTAACATATCAAATGAGACTCCATATTTATTAAAACTTAAAAAAGCACAAAGAAGATTTGCTACTAGATTTACATCCGGTACTAATTTACAACTCCAATTCGGAGCTGGTTCCCCATATGATAGTGATGAAAACATTACTCCGAATCCAAATAATGTAGGATTAGGTCTTCCATTTAAAAAAGATAAACTAACAGCAGCATATTCCCCTGTAAACTTTTTATATACTAATACTTATGGGATATCTCCTTCTGATACTTCTCTTACTGTAAGATACTTAACTGGTGGTGGAGTTAATTCAAATGCTCCTGCCAACACATTAAATACACTAAACACAGCTAATATTAAATTTAATAATATTAATTTAAACCCAACAATTTCGAATTACATATTTAATTCACTTTCTTCAAATAATCCAACAGCAGCTAGTGGAGGAAAAGCAGGAGATACAATAGAAGAAATCCGTCAAAATACATTATCTCTTATAGCCTCTCAAAAACGCTCAGTTACAGCAGATGATTACTTAATTAGAGCTTTAAGTATGCCCTCAGATTATGGATCTGTTTCTAAAGCATATATTGAACAACCAAAATTAACAGATAATCAAGTTTCAACTATTGAAACTCTTAACTTATATATTTTATCTCAAAATAGTAATGGACAACTAGATTATGCGGGAAGTGTATTAAAAAATAATTTAAGAACATACCTATCCCAATACAGAATGATTGGAGATAATATTGAAATTAAAGATGCTTTTATAATTAATATAGGAGTAAACTTTGAAATTATTGTAACCCCCCAATTTAATAATAATGAAGTTTTATTATCATGTATATCTGCTCTCCAAACATACTTTAACATAAATAATTGGCAGTTAAATCAACCAATAATGCTAAGAGATTTATATATATTATTAGATAAAATAAAAGGAGTCCAAACTGTAAAAAATGTCTCTATAGAAAATAAAACAGGAATCTCCTTAGGATACTCAGAATACGCATATGATATAGCAGGTGCGACCCAAAATCAAGTAATTTACCCATCTTTAGACCCTAGCATTTTTGAATTAAGATACCCAAATTCAGATATTAAAGGTAAAGTAGTTCCTTTATAATATCATATTTATAATAAAACATATTTAATGGCTATTTATAAGATATTCCCTACACAAGACGCTACTTTATATTCTCTTTACCCAACAATGAATACTGGATTAGATGCTATATTAGAAGTATCTAATAAATTAGGACTTGATGGTACTCCTGATGTAACTAGATATCTTATCCAATTTGATACATCTGAAATCCGAGACATAATTGATAATGAAATTAAAGGAGATCCATATTCTGTTTATTTAAAGAATTTTATAGCAGAAGCACAAGGAATTAACCAAAATACTTTATTAGAAATTAGACCAATTGCTCAAGAATGGAATAATGGCACTGGATATGCTTTTGATTCCCCCATCACAACAGATGGGGCCTCTTGGTTATTTTCTACCATATCGGGATCAAATTCTTGGTCTTTAAATGGAACCACCACAGGAGGAGCATATACTTCATCTTATAACCCATCTTATTCAAACCCAGGGGGAGGTAATTGGTTTACATCATCATTATACTTGTCTACTAGTTCATTTGCTTTAAGAAATGTTAAAGATTTTGATGTTAATGTTAATTCTACTATAAATGCTTGGTATAGCTCATCTCTTCCAAACTATGGATTTATAGTTAAACTTTCTGGGTCTTTAGAATTTGCAAATAATGAATCTACCCAACCAGTGTTAAAGTATTATTCTGTAGACACAAACACAATTTATCCTCCTACTTTGGAGTTTAGATGGAGGGATTATTCAACAGTTTTAACAGGATCATTAACAGGAAGTATAATAGATACTGTTAATTTAAAGATGTCTTTATCTGAAAATCCTGAGAAATTTTTCTTAGGGAGTATAAATAGATTTTATATAAATGTAAGTCCTTTATATCCCACTAGGGTCTACCAAACAGCTTCATTATATACTAATCTAAATTATTTACCAACCAGTTCATATTATGCTATAAAAGACTTGGCTACTAATGAATTTGTTATTAATTTCGATGATCAATACACTCAAATTAGTTCTGATGTTAATGGGAATTATTTTGACATTTACATGAGTGGATTAGAACCTGAAAGATACTATAAGATTTTAATAAAAACATTAATTAATGGTTCTACACTAATATTTGATGATAATTATTATTTTAAAGTTGTTAATGGATGAGTGAGAATATAAATTTAAACAAATCAGTATTTAGTAAAGAACAATATACTAAAATAATTGATACATCTTTTAAAGAACTAGGAGTAAAAACAATTCAAGAAGTAATATCTCAACAACCTACGGTTGATGAATTTTTTTCTTTATATAATGATTTATTTTATAACATACCTGAATTAGGGGCTACCAATTCTCATGAATATCTTATTAAAACTAGTAGTGACTATATAAATTATACTGCTAATCAAGAACTTATAGAAGCTCTACAAAATGAGATTAATCAACTAAGAACAGAATTGTTAGATGCTCAACAACAAATAGTAGAATTACAAACAGGAACCCCTTTAGCTAACCCACAATAATGGCCACAGAAATTACTCAAATAGATGCCCAACAATTTTTAACCCAGGGATATGAAGAACAAGATACAAACCTATTAACTTCTTTTAATGTTAATACTTTTTTATCTTCTAGCAGTTATATAGAATTATTTGTATATGACAATAATAAAAATATTCTTTCATCTAACCTAAATTTTACCCAATATACAGTTCTAAATAATGGTCAATCATCTGGAGATGGAAATAATATCTCTGAAATAATCCTAGACCCTGAATCTATATTAATCGATTTAGGATATAACCAAGGAGAATACACAACATATTTTAATTTCTTTAATAAAAACATAGGATCTGAATTACAGACACTTTACATATCCGAAATATCCTCAGATAGAACTGAAGTTAGATTAGATAGTGTTGATTTAACTAATTTAGATATTATTGAGCAAGCTAATAATTTCATCCAAGAACGAGAAAATAGTTCTTATTTTTTAGATTTTTATTTAGATTTTGGAAATAATGATTTAATATTAGCTAATAATGTAGTTTTAGATAATGAAGATCCTAACAACCCTACAATACTAATTAAACTCTATGAGCCCCTTTTAGAAGAATTTAATGTGAATTCTACTCTTTGGGTAGTATCTCCTATAGAAGAACCTATAGCATATCAAGTTATATTTGATAATCCTCCTATAACAATAATAGATACTATTCCTTTAAAAGGTCCTAATTTTAATATTGAGTTAAAAGATCAAATAAATAACTCAACTTTATCTCTTTCATATAATGATCTAATTACTACCAATTTAAGTAGTTCATTAAATCAACTGAATAGTTTTTTAGAAGAAAAAGAACTTGATATAAATATTGACTACACAGATTTTACTAATTTTATTCACTTTAGCTCAGCTATTACTAGAATAAGTAATTTTTATTACAAAGTTCAATTGATAGAACAATACTCATCATCTATATCTTTATTAAATACTACAACTAGTTCTTCACTAAATGTATCTGAAAATAAAGTTACTTATGAAGACAAAATAAATGAAATAATCACCAATTTTGATAATTACGAATACTACTTATACTACTCTAGTGGATCATGGGCATATCCAAAACTTACATCTAAACCCCCATACCAATTAGCTCCCTCTGACAGCCAAATAACATTAAATTGGCTTGGGAGCACCAATGAATCTAGTCCTTTATATGGAGGTATCATCCTATCAGCCTCATTATATGATAATCAAAATAAAGATAACCTATTATTTTCTATCCCAGAATATTTAAGGGATGATCCTGATAATGATGGGTATGAGTTATTTATTGATATGATAGCTCAACATTTTGATAATATCTGGTTATATTATAAAGATGTTACTCAAAAATATAATGCTGATAATCGTTTAGAATATGGTATTTCAAAAGATATAGTAGCAGATGCTATTAGAGATTTTGGGGTTAAATTATACCAAAACAATTTTTCCAATGCAGATTTATATACTGCGTTTTTGGGTTTAACCCCTGATGGGGCCTTATTCCCATTCCCAAACATTACAGGTTCACTTCCCACCCCTAGTGGATTTGAATATGTTGACACTTTAATATCCGCATCAAATGATTATTTACCGCTAGATGATGTAAATAAATCGTTATATAAACGTATTTATCATAATATACCATACCTACTTAAAGCAAAAGGTACTTTACCTGGTTTACGCGCACTTATTACTTCATATGGTATCCCTGATACTATATTAAGGATTAATGAGTATGGAGGAAAAGATAAAACAAAT